CAGGTTGTCTCTTAATGAAGTTTGAATAAAGGAAGACCCGTACTGTCCAGGAAGTTTAAAATCACAATTGTACAGTGCTTTCCCAAAAACATGAGCAAATATAGTGCCGCCCGTCTTGTCCTGGAATGTAGGCCCTACTGGGTGCTGTTCGAAGCTACGACAGTAATCTCGGAAAAGGTTTTGCATTCCTCTACCAAAACTAAAGTTTTCATAATCGGAATAAGAGTTTATGACGTAGCCACTAGCGATGGCTGAGTTTGCAAAACTTTGAACTTGGTCTTTCCAGTAAGAATCATCACTAAAGGAGGATGGGTCACCACTAACCTGCATCTCAGCTAGTGTCCTTGCCTTCTTGTTCATCAAGTTGTGCATGGACATAATAATCCTAGGAGTTTGGCCTCTATCGACATAGCGATCTGTTGCAGCAGGAATATCAGATCTTTTCGCATCTGAGCCAATAACTTTAAGTCCACGATAAGGGAACGTGTTACTAGTATCCACCCCAGAAAACGTAGCCCTCGACTGCAAGTTTTCGCAAATATGCCACACACCTGAGATATTTGTATGGTCCTCTACAGGAAAGAACTTCCCCGCAGAGGCGACATAGCCCAGCGTAAGCTCTCCCAAAGAACTTGCCATAGATCTCTCTATAACTGAGGGGTCGTAGCTTACAGGGCCATTGAAGCCCGTCCTATCATAATACCCTTGCTCTGGGAGAAGGTATTTAAAGTTTCTCCTTCTAAGTGCTCTTCTAGCGGGACCCACGATGCTTGCTGTAGAACTAAGCTCAGTATCTACACCATCAACTTGATCCCTTTTGAACGTACTAAAACCGTCTCGACCTGGATCTGATACTATTTCTACTCCACTAACTTCCCCATTACCTAAAACAGTATCAAGGGCATACTCAGCAAATGTGTCGTCATCATCATAACTAGCGTATAAGAAGTTTGTAGCAGAAGAAATAAATTCATCTACGGCGGAAGCATTTAAGTTTACCCTAGGTATTGTGTGCGCTGGGGAATACTCTTGAGCAACTCTAGCAGTTTCATACAATGCATACTTAGAATCGGATTCCAGCGTTGATTTTCTAAAATCAAAACTAGCTTCATCAAAATCTAAGAAGATATGTGAAGATTTTCCATTCCATAGACTAAGTAAGTTCTTCTCGTAGTCCGAGATGCTGAACATAACATCGTCGTAATTAGGTGGGTGCTGAACAGAGCTAAAGAACATAAGAAATTCATTTAAAGAACCTATGTTGCTGTCATCTATTACTGCCCCACTGACTAAGAAATCCCCTACCTCGTCAGCAAAATCTGGTTCAACCTCGAAACACTTAAGCCTATCTACTAAAAGATCAACAAGAGGTTTAGTTACGGAAGAATCCCTATAATACTTAACCTCTTCAAACGGGGGTAAAGGATAGTTTTGTTTTCCTCGGTAGTTAAATAAAAACTCAGGGTCGCCCTCGAAAAGAAGATAGGTTGGTCTATTCAAGCCCAGAGGGTGGCGTTTACCTACCATGTAAACGCCCTCACCAAACGGCCCAGGACCAATAGCTCGATCCCACAAAGCTTCTTCACCAAACTCTACGGCTTGCCTTCTTAAAGCCAGATATCCAGGTCCGTCTACCGTGTGTGCGTGCCACGGCTTCATCTTAGTATCACCTAAAACTGTGTAAAGTTCCCCTTTAGTGCCGTCTTCATTTAAGATATAGAATCTTGGTAGAGGGAATTCTTGTCCGAAATATTTAAAATTCTTAGGGAAAGCCGAGGCAAGATCCAAAAGTATAGTGTCCGTAGCAAGCTTTAGATTTTCTTCTAAGCTGCTTGAACTGTAGGTCACTACCCCAGCCTTCTTAGCTAATTCCGGTGTCCATGTCCTAAGATTCTTAAATAAAGGGGAAGCCGTCCCTAAAGCGTACCATATAAGGAAAGGTAGGTAAGATTCCCAGAGCGGAATAATTTTACCATCAAGATCTAAAATACTATCAACAACTATTGCGTTTAGCGCAGAACGAAGAGCCTGTTCTGTTCCAGTTTTTTTGTAGATATCTACTGCTACGCGAAGTTGGTGTCTCCACTTTTCAGATTGATTTCCTCTAAGCTTAAATCCAATTAGATCTGCAATATACTCAATTCTATCTTGTTGTACATTTTCAATATCGTAAATGTATTTTATGTTCTCAACTTCATCCGAGATGTCCGCGAAGTTAAATCCTAATGCAGTTAGTATTTTTCTATATGGACCATTGGAGACTCGATTATCTAGTATTAAATCAGCATCTAAAAAATCGTCAAAAGCTTTTTTTACTGTGTAGTCCTGATTATCTAATGCTAAAGGAGAGTAAATAACATCTAATAATGTTTTTAAACTATCAAGTCTTTGTACACCACTAGTGTAAGTAGCTACCTCTCCAGCACTGGGATCTGTTACTGCGTCGGCAACACCGGAAACAAAATCAGAAGGAAGGTATTTTCCAAAAGAGCAAACCTCTGTGTTTTTCCATATGTACTCAGTAAGCCCCTTTATTCCATCAACCGTATCCAGTTGTGCTCCTAAATACATTCTTGATAATTTTTCAACAACAAAGGATGACGGGCTGTAAGACAATCCTCCATTAGCGGAAGTGTTCAAGAAGTAAAACCAGCCAAGATTATCTACTAAATAATTATGGATGCTACTAGCATCAGGGTTACCAGTAAATGCGGAAAGTTCTTGAGTGTTACTTTCAATTGTTCCTGGGGTGTTTATTCCTGGGGGAACTAGTTTGGGTATGAGATTCCCAGAAAGGTAGGTTTTAAATCCAGAGCTTGTCTCAAAATCACTGTAGTTTATCGACAAAGGAAGCAAGATTTTTTCTCGGAAACTTTGAGAAGTTACTTTGGTTAGCTCATTCTGTTTAATAAAATACTGGGAAATACCCTCTAAGGAACTAAGATTACTTGTCTGTGTCCCTGGTATAGAAGATAAAGGAAGAATATTTGGCAGGTCTTTAGCAATTTGTAAATGAGTATTTATTATCTTAGATAATGGGTTTAGCTCTGTACCACTTAAATCTAAATCCTCCTGAACGTATAACTTAGGAGTTAATAACTCCAACAATTCTACAAAGTTAGACTTGTAAAACTTTCTTGGGTTAGGAGTATATTTGCTATTATCTACCATCAGGCTAAGTATTCTACATTAATAGTTAGGTTGTTTAGTTGAATGATCTCGTTAAAATCAATTCTGATATCTTGATCTACGTTATCTAGAGTCGAGAATCTAACTTCATCCACCTCAAAAATTTGTCTGTTCAAGTCAGACACTATCAAGTCTTCACCGAACTCAGTATTGTCTATACTAAGATAAGTTAGGATTTTATCTCTAACTTTAGCTTTAATAGAATCTTCGTTCTCTCTTTGCTCTTGATCAATTCTTATTGTGCAAACCAAATCTAAAGTTCTTATAAGACCATCCACAATAACGATGTCATCTGTCATCATCTTTTTCTCATTCATAGCCTCAAGAAGCTGTGTCTTAAAGTTGCTGGTTGCCCTTTGTAGTTGAAAATCACTGGCCTTCTCTAACACATAAATATCAATCGTATTTGCTGAAGAGTATGCGTTTCTTGTGGCTGCGGTAGCCTTTCCCGCAGTGCCAAATGTACTAATAAAAGAGTTAGCAAAGGAGGAGTAGTCAATCAGAGTTACAAGTCTATCTTGCCTCCTAAAAGTAAGTGGTGCGTATTTTTTTGCGTGCTCAATAGTTTCTGCGTTTGCTCCACCCGTAGCTTTTGATGTGTTCGTTAGGACGCCCGTATAGGTATTAACTCCGCTAGTGCCTACAACAGAAGTAGCTAAAGCTCTCTTTTCTAGATTTCCTCTAGTGCCTCCCCCAACACGATAACTAACCGTATACGATGCATCATCAGGAGGAGAAATGCCAGCGACTCCAGTTCCAAAAACTACATTAGCATTGTAGAATTCGTCGTAAGCTATCTCGAAAATTTTATCGCTAGATCCTGATGCAAAATAAATACTATCTACTTCAGAGTAAGCCCCCTCAGAATCCTCGTTGGGAGAGGTAATGAATACCTCAACACTACCCTCAACTACAGGCCCATCAGCTAAACCTATTGTCTTTTGGCCTTCCGTGGCGGCAAACTCTCCAGTCTCTACAACTAAGGCACCTTCCTGTACAACTAAGTTTTGAAATACATTTTTGTCTTCCCCTAACCCTTCTGCTTGTGGGTCTAGTCTTACAACTGCATTTCTTGTAGCTTGATCAACTAAACCGTTAACTACCTTATACAAAGTATAAGTTACTTGAGCACCATCCTCAGGAGAGGTAATTTCAAAAACTCTTTCTGATGGAGAAATTGAAACATAATTGACTGTGGTTAAATCGGATTCTTCAAATGTAATTTGGGCGTCCGCAGCAGCAGACAAAGGACCCCTCATCCTGATTCCTATTAGCTCTAGTAACTTCTTAACACTAGCCCTCTGTTGAGCGGTAGCTATATAATTTTCGTTGGCTAACATATCAGCCTTCATAGACATTACTGCTCCCATGTAGGCTGCTAGTTCTAAGAACATCATACCCAGATCTGATTCTACAAAATACTTATAGTCGTCAGGATAAGCCGCCTTGACATAAGCCACCAAAGAATTTCTTAATGATAAAAAGTCCGTGGCTGCGAAATTAATTAAATCTACTTTCCTATTGAGAGCAATAGGAGCAAGCTTCATAAAATCTGAGGATATTGTTCCTGAAAAATTCATTGTATTTTGGCCTCTACGTCGAATACTTGTAGGTCGTCGGTTGATAATTGAACACTTAAGACTACCTTTATTTGGTTTCCGCCCGCCGAACTATACTCCCCAGTCTCAAACACCCCTACTTTTAGTAGCCTAGCTCCAACTATATAATTTTGAAAAGACACCGCTATAGTTTCTTTAATATTATTGAATAGTTCTTCAGTTATAGGTTGAAATAAATATTTCCTTAAGTTACATCCAAAGTTAGGAAGCATTAAACGCTCACCCTTTTCTGTCCGCAGTAACTGCACAACAGCTTGGCGTATCATCTCCCTACCGCTATTTTTTTTAAAGAAACCCCCGGACTCTTTATTTTTACCTAGCGGGAAAGTAAGACCATAAATCTCCCGTCGCTTCGCCCTAGGAGCTTGATCTTCATATTTTGTGGGACGCCGCCCAAACCTAAAAACTGTGGTGTTAGCTGCCATTATATTCTAATATTTTTGAAGAACCCTTTCTGGGCGTCGAAATTCTTTTTTGCCTCTTTACTATCTAGGGCCTTACTGTAGAATTTTAAGCTTCCTACATGGCCGCGAAGACCACTTGTAATACCCCCTCTATCACCACCTAGGAAATTACCTCGGTAATACATACCATCAGTGTATCCTCCCCCAACAATCCAGGGAGTATAGAAATCATATAGCCGTGGACCTTGCTTTAAAATTTGAGGTCCATCGACAGTAGTAGAAGAATACTCAAAACTATTAGGTTGCTTGAAGTTGGGTAGGGAAGGTGTGTGCGAAGGCTCAACCCCAAAAACCTCAGACAACGATGAAGTGGAGACTAATTCTCCATCAGCGTACATCCTAACTTGATTTTCCTCAGGATCACAAGCGATTCCAACTAATACAAACTGAGACGATACATCCCCAAAAGTAGAAGAAGATAAATCTACTTTCATTTTTCTGAACGCCGGGAAGTTAGCACACTCGTCTCTATTTATGAAAGATGCCGAAGAAGCATCTCTAGATATTGTGGGAGCAATAAAGAAGCTCAAGGAAGACACAGGATCATTATCAGCATTGTCATTACTAAATCCTATTG